TTTAGCAAGTAGGAAAAAAGGAAAAATTTATCGTAGTTTTCATAGTTGAAAATATACTTTTCTGGTTCAAAAGCCCCAACTTATTTTTAAGAAAAATTTGGGGCTTTTTTTGTTTTGGTAGCGTTTATTCTCCTTAAGTTGATGGATGTGTGGTGCTACCCTATTCTATACGGTTACTCATTTTTATTGTGTTGTGTAACTCAAAAGAGAAAGTGCTATGAAGTTATTAATATCAAGGGATGTAGTGTTTGGATTAGTTACACACAATATAAGATATGGGTAAGTGGTAGTATCAAGGAATTGAATGGTGTATATACATAAATATAAAATGTAAGGGGGAGGTAATGGTGATTCATGTTAAATGAAGAACTATTAGAAGTAATAATTAGATACAAAAGGAATACTGGAAAAAATCCAGATGTGTTAAAGCTAAATCCAACTTATTTTAGAAATATTTTAGAAGAATTGAATTATCCAAAGTGGATTATTAAAAAGAAAATGACAGAAATGAAAAAGAGTATATTTGGTGTACCAGTGGAATTAACAGATTCAGTGGAAAAATTTGAACTATGAAAAGGTTGGCAGAGTCGTGACCGCTTTTTGGCAGGAAATGTGTCGGTTATTTTTGAATTAACGTGTTATATTTGTATTGTGGGAAGTGGCGGGAAACACAACTCACTATATTGTTTCTGAAATTCTAAACGGTTCGTAATGATGGCACATAAAATCCGAAACCAGCAGATGGTAACGATTGAATGATACCGTTATTAAGGAGAGCTTTTGCTCTTCTTCCAGTTACTTAATAGTGTATTAATAGATTGATACTTAATATTAGGTGATTGGAAGAAGGATAAAACTTCATTTACCGTAATTGAAGTACAAATTAATAATTTATATCAAAGCGTCCATTCGTGCGCTTTTTATTATTTGTGTGGGAGGTAGAATTTATATGACGGAAACACATTTAAGTGATGAATTTGCAGGGAAGCATTATAGAAGAAGCTAACAAGCTGCATAAGTAACTCGGATTCAATGTAGATTTAGAGTTGCTTATACTAGTGCAGAAAAGATTATTGATCGTCTTGAAGAGAATAGAGTTATTGGTCCGTATGAAGGAAGTAAACCAAGAGTAGCATCCAAAACGGGTGCTTTTTTCTTTGTTATATAGAAATTACACATTAAACGTATTTAAATACTGTTTTAGGTATAACATGAATTGTCATCAATGGTACAGATAACGGATATTTTTCTATTTAGATTAGATGTTAAATGTACCGTGAAACTCTTGGAAATACAATGCTGGAAAAATATAATGATATTGGTATATTACAGGAGAAGGCGCAATTGTAGGAGTAAAGGGGATATGCCCAGGTTGCATACCATATTGACCATATGAAGGGTGGTGAATTAAATGTTGCCAAGTCGAAGTTGGAGCTACAACAATCCTCATCGGGAAAGGATTCATAATATAATCACTCCTAAAGTAGTATTCATGTAATAGGGTATGCGCTTACTGAATATAGATGTGCACAATCTGGTTCTATAAACATAATAATCAACGGACAGAAAATAGGGTTACTAATCTTATGATGCGTCCATTATGGGTGTTTTATTTTACTATGTAGATAGAACAAACATGTGTATAGCAATTATCGTAGGCGCTGCCGTGATCTGGGTGGCGCATTGTTTGTTGTTAAGGAAAGAAAAGGATTAACAAAACAAACTCAACTCAACCCATTTAATGGTAATTGATTAAAAATATAGTCTAATGTAACACATCATATATTTTGTTACGTAAATTTCGATAAAAATAGAGGTAGTTAACAAAGTGAAGTTTATGCAGGGAATGGTGAGGGTTTTAGAGTAAAAACAGCGTAAAATCAACAATGTATAAAAGATGTTGTAAGTGGAAGTTCTTAAAAGTGCCACAAACGTTGATATGACAGCGTTTTTCCTGGAAACCTTATTTACATAAGTAACCTTATCGGCAGTCATTTTGAATATCTATTCATTTCCTATGCATGTAACAAATTTCGTTATGGATTTTTTAAAATAAGATTCTTTTTCGTGCTAAGATGGATAAAAAAGGATGATCTTATGAGTTTTTTATCAGTTGTGTTAACAAAGGACTTTATATCAGTGATGGCAGATGGCATGGTTAGTAAACTGGAAGATGATCAATTGACTGAACTTAAATCGGATTATAAGAAATTTAAAAAGATATCACAATATCAATTTGTTACATTTACAGGCGCAGTAAGGATTTTTGAACATATAATTAGAAAATATACCTACAAGGAAAGCCCGTATGATTTAGAAATCGTTGCTAATGAAATTAAACAATTGTTACTTCAAGAAATCAGAGATAACAAGCTTGTTGGTCAAGTAGTTGTAGGTGGTATACAAAGCGGTGATATAATTGCGTATGCAATTACGAGTGATAATCAAATTAATAGACTTTATAAGCCTACTGGTTCAGAGTTAGCGCAGTTATATTTAACGAGCGAATATATAGATCCTAAAATAAAGGAAGATATACCTAATTTATTTATAGATTTTTGCAAGAAAACTAACAATATAGAAGAGTCGCAAATATTGTTGAATAGAATTGTGGCTGATAATGATCCAACAGTTAATAATGAGATCCAACGTTTGTTAATTGAACTTTAAAGTAGCGCATTCGCTGCTTTTTTTATTTTGTAAAGCGATTAGCGTGAGGTGGTGTAAATGGAAGAAGAAACTAGAAAAGTTCCTACATGCTCTGTTTGTAATGAGCCGTGCATGTGGACATTAAAAATGCCATTAACTATTACTCATTTTGATAAAACATATCTCCGTGAAGCAAATACGGATAATGCTCATATATGCATTGAGTGTTTAGAGAAGGAAGTGCAAACAATTGGATAAGGGGGCAGGTGTGATGTAATTATGGCCAGACAACGAAGTCCAGACCGTAACAAAGCGTATGAGATATTTAAAGAACATAAGGGTGATATTACGAATCGTAAAATTGCTGAATTGTTGTCTACATCCGAAAAAACTGTAAGTGAAAAAACGGTTGGAGGGTGGAAATCCAAAGATGGATGGATAGACAAATTGAATGGAGTACTCCATAAAAATGAACGGAGTACTCCAAAGAAAGATGTGGAGTACTCCAAAAAGAAACCAGGAGCACCCAAAGGTAATAAGAATGCTATAAACAATCGTGGTGGAGCCAAAAAGGGCAATAAAAATGCTGTCGGTAATTCCGGAGGTTCTGCTCCACTGCGTAATGGTAATGCTGCTACTCATGGTTTATATAGAAAGTATTTACCGCAAGAATTATATGATTTAAAAGAAGAGCTAGAGGAAGCAATTAACAATGATCCTTTATCGATTTTATGGGAAAGTATAATGCTGCAGCACGCTCAAATTATTCATGCTCAACGTATTATGTTCGTTAAAGACAACGAAGATATGACAAAGGAACTGCGGAAAAACAAACTTACCGAAAGCGGCTATGAGGAAGAGTGGGAGATTCAATTTGCTTGGGATAAGCAAGCTAGTTTCTTAAATGCTCAATCTAAAGCACTTTCTACCTTATCTGCTCTTATTAGAGATTTTGATAGATTAGCAAATATAGATGATGAGCGAAGGGCCAAACTTGAATTTATCCAGGTTCAAATCGATAAGATTAAATCTACTACTAATAGTGATGATAATAATATTGAGCCAGTTGTCATTGTAGATAATATTAGTGGTGATTTAATTGTCTAAAAAACAACTTGATGAAATACTTCCGCCGGCATTCCATCAAGTTTGGTTAGCCCGTAAATGTGAATCGATATTAAAAATCGTTTGTAAAGGTGGCCGTGGTTCTGGTAAATCTACGGATATATCTATTTGTATTGTTATGGACCTTATTCAGTTTCCCGTTACAGTACTCTGTATACGTAAAGTAAAGGATACAATAAGGGAATCCTGCTACGAGCAAATAAAAGAAGCGATAGAGTTATTAGGTGTAGAGCATTTATTTCGTTTTAAAGAAAGTCCAATGGAGATCATTTATAAACCGCGTGGGAATAAAATCATATTCCGTGGTGCTGATGATCCTGCAAAAATCAAATCTATTAAGATAGCAAAGTATCCAGTTGCTATTGCATGGTTTGAAGAATTGGCCGAATTTAAATTAGAAGAAGATGTTTCTACAATAGAGAAATCTATCTTGCGTAAAGAGCTACCGAATGGATTGCGGTATAAAATGTACTATTCATATAACCCACCAAAGAGAAAACAATCCTGGGTTAACAAGAAGTTTGAAACACAATTCAAACCGAAAAATACATTTGTACATCATAGTACATACCATGATAACCCACATATTTCTAAACAGTTTGTGGAAGAAGCAGAAGAAACAAAATGGCTTAAACCTCAGCAATATGAACATGAATATGAAGGGAAACCAACAGGCAGCGGCGTTGTTCCATTTAGTAATCTCACATTTAGACGTATTACAGATGAAGAAATTAAAACATTTGATAATATACGTCAAGGGATTGACTGGGGTTATGGGAATGACGCGCTGTCTTTTGGCCGTATGCATTATGATAAAACTCGCAGAAGGCTTTATATATTCGGTGAAATACATGGTGTTAAAATCAGTAACCGCTCATTAGCTGAGAAGATTAAACAACTTGGCTGGGATGACGTCGAGATAATTGCGGATTCATCAGAACCAAAATCAATTGACGAAATGAAAAATGATCATGGTATTAAGAAAATTAAAGGTGCAGTTAAAGGACCTGGTTCTGTTGAATACGGAGAAAAATGGTTAGATGATTTAGAAGAAATCGTAATTGATCCCGAACGTTGTCCAAAAACTGCAGGCGAGTTTGAAAATATAGATTATGAAGTTGATAAAGACGGTAATCCAAAAAACAGATTACAAGATAAGGACAATCATAGTATTGATATGACTCGTTACGCATGTGAGGACGATATGAGTAAACGTAAAGTAGTAATGGGTGGGAAAATTAAAAGGTTGTAACAAAAATATTTAAAGTAAGGTATCTACTCTAAGGGAATTACTCGTTGCATCTGGATATGAAAAAGAACCTTTCAATAAAAAGGTTCTTTTTCATAATTGTTTGTATTTGGAGAAAAATTTTTTTAGGACTTAATAGATGAATATGCTAAATTGAATTCCTAAATTTTCAGGATTTTGTAAGCATGCAAGGAATGTATTTTCATAAGCAGTTAACGCAGCTGAAAAGGCGGCAGGTACACTCGCTCCAAAGGTGAAAGAACCCGCTGCTAGTGCTGCGCCACCATACTGTAAGGCTGCTTGGGTGGCTTGCTGATTGCATTTGTTCATAACTCTCTGTATTTGCTCTTGAGCTCGAAGTGGATAACAAATCCTAACGATTAATGAATAATTTTGACCAAAGAGTGAGATTCTTCTTATTAAATTATCATGATATGTGAAGCCAGGTGGAACAGAACAAGGTTTAAACATTTTTGTGATGTTACTAATTTGATTGTATATATCTGTAATTCCTTGGGTTGCAGATGTAATTTGTTGTCCTATTTCTGAATGTTGAACGTCGTGTATTATTTGTTGTCCTTGTTGCTGAGCCCATTGAGTGGCCATTTGCTGAGCTTGTTGTTGAGAAGTAGGTATACCTTGTTGTTGAGCCCATTGAGTAGCCATTTGTTGAACCTG